AACCCGGTGGGCGGATCAAGGTCGTTTGATACGTTCCTGACACCCAACACATTGGCGTTGACTGTGCAGATCGGCACAGTGACAATATCGGTATCGTAAAGGAGTCTGACATGGACGCGAAAAAAGCAGTGGGCAAACACGAGGCAAACATGCACCCGGGCATGAAACCGACTAAGCTGGCCAAGGGCGGCAAGACCAATCTGCAGATGAAGCAGCTTGGACGCGGCATGGCCAAGGTCATGAACCAGCGTACATCGTCTGCACCCAAGGGGAAATGACATGGCCAAATTCAGTCAAAAAGTGATGGGCAAAGAGGTTGGCCAAGCCAGCGTCTACGCCAAGCCGCACACCATGGACGGCAAGTCTGTAAAGGCCTCCACCAACCCCGGCAAAGAGCCGAATCACAGCCGCGTGGACACGGTAAACATGAGTGTGGGCGCGTTCAGCAACAAGCCTGATGGCATGGGCACCAAGACCAGCGGCATCAAAATCCGTGGTACTGGCTGCGCTACCAAAGGCACCATGGCCCGAGGCCCGATGGCATAAAGCATGAACTACGCCGAGCTGAAGATCAACATTGCTGACATCTGTGAAAACGAGTTCACAGAGGAGCAGTACGCCATGTTCACGCAGCAGGCGGAACAGAAAATCTACAACACGGTGCAGTTGGCCAACTTGCGCAAGAACGTCACTGGCACGTTGACTGCGAACAACAAGTATCTGGCTGCTCCGAATGATTTTCTGTCGGTGTACTCGTTGGCCATCTACCCGGCTGCAGGCGGGAACTACGAGTTCTTGCTGGACAAGGATGTGAACTTCATCCGTCAGGCGTACCCCAATCCGGCTACCACCGGCAAGCCCAAGCACTACGCCATCTTCGGCCCTCAGTCGAGCGATGTAAACGAGCTGACGTTCATCTTGGGGCCAACTCCAGACGCCACTTACGCGGCTGAGCTGCACTACTACTACTACCCCGAGTCCATTGTGACCGCAGGTGAGACGTGGCTGGGCGAAAACTTCGATTCCGCTTTGCTCAATGGCGCTTTGGTTGAGGCTATCCGCTTCATGAAGGGCGAGGCTGACATGGTGAAGCTGTACCAAGACATGTACATGCAAGCGATTGCTCTGCTTAAGAACTTGGGTGACGGCAAACAACGCACCGACACATACCGTGACGGTCAGACAAGGATCAAAGTGTCATGACAATCGCGCAAACCGCAACCACATCGTTCAAGGTGGAGCTGCCGCAGGGCATTCACAACTTTGGACCGACATCGCCCGACACGTTCAAGATCGCGCTGTACACCGCTGCCGCCAATCTGGACGGCTCCACGGCTGTTTACACGACATCGGGCGAAGTCGTTGGTACGGGTTACGTGGCTGGCGGCAACACACTGGTCATTACGACCACACCTGTGGCTGCAAACAACAGCGCCAACGTGCCCACGGCCTACTTCAGCTTTGCCAACACCTCTTGGACAAGCTCAACCTTCACGGCCCGTGGTGCTTTGATCTACAACAGCACAGAGGGCAACAAGTCCGTGGCTGTTCTCGACTTCGGCGCTGACAAGACCGTGAGCAACGACACCTTCCAAATCATCTTCCCAACTGCCGACGCCAACAGTGCGATTGTGCGAATCTCATAAGGACACATCATGGAACACAGCAAAGCACAAGACAGCGTTACCGCAGGCATGGTCGCTCAGCGTATTGGCGGCGAGCGCGTTGGCGCGGGCGGTGTGTTCACCGTTACCTGCGTGGGCGCAGACGGCAAAGAGAAGTGGTCTGACACCTTCCACAACCTCGTGGTCAACGAAGGCCTGCAGGACATGAACAGCAAGTACTTCGTGGGCGCTGGCTACACGGCGGCTTGGTTCTTGGGTCTGGTCCAAGGCCCCGGCTCCGGCACAACCTTTGCCGCTGGCGACACACTGGCCTCTCACGCAGGCTGGACAGAGCTGGTGCCCGGCACGGCCTACACCGGCAACCGCAAGACAGCGACATTCGGTACGGCCACCACGGCGGACCCATCGGTGATCTCCAACTCCGCATCCCCTGCTTCGTTTGCTATGCTGGTCAACGGCACCGTGGTTGCAGGCGCATTGCTGGCCAGCGTGAACAGCGGCACGTCCGGCATCTTGTTCTCGGCTGGTGACTTCACTGGCGGCGACAAGACTGTGGACAACGGGGACACGCTGAACGTGACCTACTCCTTCTCGCTCGACGCAGCCTAATAGGACGTGCGGTGTTTGGCGATGTCACTTTTGCCCAAGCATCCTTCGCCTCTTTAGGCGGGAACACGTTCGCCGTCTCCGCAACTGAAGCGGCCACGGCCACTGCAGCTTTTGATGTCCCAAGTGTCATCCGGGGCGGCATCATGGCGGAGTTTTCCGCAGCCCAAGAAACCCAGTCCGTCATCGCCACAATGGTGGCCACGCAGGCAGAGACATCCTCCGCAGCAAGCGTGCAGTCGGTGATTGCCAATATGGTGGCCAGCGCTTTGGAGCAGGCTGGTGCCACAGCAACCCAGACGGCCATCGGCACATTCTTGGCGGCGCAGGCAGAGAGCACCACCGGCACGGCAGCACAAGCTGCTGTGGGCACCTTCTTGGCCGCACAGGCTGAGGCGGCGACTGGCGACGACGACATGACTCGTGGCTTGCTGATCTCTGTGGCCGTTGCAGAAAGCGCCACGGGCGCGGCCACTCAAGTGGTTCAGATCAACGTGAATGCGTCGATTGCAGAAGCCGTCAGCGCCTTGAGCACGCTGGGCGTCATCAAGACCGCCAACGTGTATCCCACTGGTGTTCAGCTCACCATCAGCATCGGCGGAGCGCTGGTCTGGGCGGTAATTGACGACAGCCAGACTCCGAACTGGCAAAATATCACCAATACCCAAGGTAGCGGTTGGACTGAGGTCAACGACGCTCAGACCCCCGGCTGGACGCAACTACCATCGTAAGGATTAAAAATGGCATTGGTACTCAAAGATCGCGTCAAGGAAACGACCACAACCACGGGCACTGGCACGGTTACGTTGGCTGGCGCAGCCGCAGGGTTCCAATCCTTTGTGGTCATTGGTGACGGCAACCAGACCTTCTACGCCATCGTGGACGCAACATCTGGCGATTGGGAAGTTGGCGTCGGAGCCTACACAGCCTCCGGCACAACCCTGTCTCGCGCAACCGTGGTGTCGTCCAGCAACGCTGGCTCTCTAGTGAACTTTGGCGCTGGCTCCAAAGACGTGTTTGTCACATACCCATCATCGCGTGCGGTGTATCTGGACGCCGCAGGCTCTGCCGTTTCGGTGCTGGACATCGGGACTCTGGGCACCAGCACTGCCAACATCACCACCGCCAACATTACAGCAGGCACGGTATCGACCACGCCCACAAGCGCAAACGATTTGGTCAACAAGACCTATGTGGACACGCTGGCGGCTTCGGGCATTCACTTCCACCAGCCAGTGCGGGTGGAATCACCGATCAACCTGAACGCAACCTACAACAACGGCACAGCCGGTGTGGGCGCAACCCTGACCAACGCTGGTACTCAGGCTGCTTTGGTGATTGACGGCGTGACCGTCAGCGTGGCGGATCGCGTGCTGGTTTACCAGCAGACCACGCAAACTCAGAACGGTATCTACGTCGTAAGCGATGTGGGCTCGGGATCGACCAACTGGATTTTGACTCGCTCCAGTGATGCGGACACCTACGTCATCAACAGTGCTGCAGGCTTGAGCGAAGGCTCTACTGTTTTTGTGCAGCAGGGCGCAACCGGCGCGGGCGAGACATACACCTGCAACACGACTGGCGTCATCACGTTTGGCACAACCAACATCACGTTTGCCCAGATCAGCTCGGCGCAGATTTACAGCGCAGGCACGGGCCTGACCCTCTCCGGCACACAATTCAGCATCACCAATACTGGCACTGCGGGCACATACGGCTCAGCATCCAATGTGCCGGTGATCATCACGAACGCGCAGGGGCAGGTCACAGGCGTCACCCCCACGGCCATCGCCATCTCGGGCGCAGCGGTGTCGGGCAACATTTCTGGCCAAGCTGGCTCGGTGGCCAACGCCCTGACAGCGGGCACGTTCCTGACTTCTGGCGGCACGTTTGATGGCTCCGCAGCTCGCACCTTTGCCGTGGATGCCACGGACGCCAACACCGCCTCCAAAGTCGTGGCCCGGGACGCCTCGGGCAACTTCAGCGCAGGGACCATCACGGCCACACTGAGCGGTGCGGCAACGAGCGCAACCACAGCGACCAACCTTGCAGGCGGCGCGGCCAACCGGATCGCGTACCAGACCAGCGCGGGCATCTCAAATTTCATCACAGCCCCAACAGCCTCCAACCAAGTCCTGAACTGGAACGGCTCTGCGTTCACATGGAGCGCGGGCACGATCTCGGGGGTGGCCTTGGGGTCAAACCTGAACACCCTGACGTTCGGCACCTTCCTGACGGGCACGAGCTACAACGGCTCCAGCGCAGTCACGATTGCCACAAACGCCACAAACGCCAACACTGCCTCGACCATCGTGGCACGAGATGCCTCCGGCAACTTCAGCGCTGGCACGATCACCGCTGCTTTGAGCGGTAACGCCACCACATCCAGCTCCACCTCCGGCAACGCGGCCACGGCCACGGCGCTTCAGACAGCCCGCACGATCAACGGCACAAGCTTCAACGGCACCGCAAACATCACAATTACTGCGGCAGCAAACGGTGGTACGGCTACAAACCTATCTGGTGGCACGGTATCGGCGACAACGGGTTCGTTTAGTGGTGCGGTCACAGCATCATCGGTATACACCCGATCAGCCGCAGGGCAGGGTTGGTTAAGCGGTAACTACTCCAGCGTTGAAACATCCGCAACATCAGGGGCAATTTACAGTATTGGCGGTGCATACGTCCCCACTGCAACAACGCTTGGCAACATGTATGGCATCGGTTACACAATTGGCTCGGTAACCGGGCAATCCGGCGTTCCTGCGGATTGGGGTATGTATGTCGCTGCTGGCGGCGTATCCCGTATTTTCCTTTGTGGTGGTGATGGCACCATTAGAGCAACCGGAGCCATCACAGCCAGCAACATCACCGCTGCGGGTAACGTCACGGGTAATGCCGCCACAGCCACAACTCTGGCAAGCGGCCAAAGCAACTGGAGCGGCACCGGGGTTCTTGGTAACGTGGTTGGTTTGATGGCGTGGAAGAACTACGCCAACGGGCACGTTATTTTTGACGCATCTGCCAGCACATCCCCAAGCGGCGGAGCGGTAAACAACACCAACGCAGCAGTTGCATGGTCATCCACGTACCCAACACTGATGGGGTGGAACGGCTCCTCAACCTACGGGGTGCGTGTGGATTCTGCTCGTACTTCAGACAACACAACGGGTTCTTCCGCTTCGTGTACGGGCAACGCGGCAACCGCAACAAGAGCCACCCGGTCAAACGGCTTTTTCTATATTGATGACAACTACGGTTTAAGCACTGTAGGCCTATACGCCAGTACCATTTTCCAAGGCTGGTTCGCCATGGGGGATGCTTACAAGACAACGGCTGGCGGCGCAATAAGTAACTTGTATGGGGTAACTTGGTCGTACCCGAGTGCTGGGGGTATTGCGGGCAACTTGGACAGCCACGGCCTGATCGTCGCCATCAACGGCGGTTTTGGCTCTTGCCTTTCGTACAACGTCAAGGCTTCCGGTAACGTCACGGCGTATTCGGATGAGCGCCTCAAGAAAAACTGGGAGCCGCTGTGCAATAACTTTGTCGAAAAGCTGGCCAAGGTAAAAGTTGGTACGTATGAACGAACCGACTTGCCGATGGTGCAAGTTGGCGTATCGGCCCAATCGCTTGAAGAGGTGCTGCCGGAGGCGGTGTCCACAGCAACGGACGACATGAAAACAAAGTCCGTGTCGTATGGAAATGCCGCGCTGGCTTCAGCCGTTATGCTGGCACAAGAAGTTGTTGAGCTGAAGCAGATGATGAAACAATTGCAGGCTGAGCTTGCTGAACTGAAACGAGGTGCATGATGGCTTTGATCCGAGACTTTGAAATTGCTGGAACCGGGCTTGTTATACCCGGCGCGTATCACGTCATCACGCAACTTGACGTTGAGAAACGAATGGCTGACCGCACGCTGCCTCAGCCGAACGGGCGCGTGTACCAAGGCGATTTGGTAGATGCTGACATGGAGTGGACGGCGGGCTATTACGGACGCATGGTCATCTGCGTCTGGAAGGATGCAGCCTCTCGTGCGGCCAACAAAAACATGCTGGGCGTCATCAATGCCGAGTACAAAGTACCAGCTATTTTTAGGCTGGACACGGCGTCTTCAGACAGTTATCTCACGCAGGCATATGCGTTCTTGAAGACCGTGGAATACTACGCTGGCGCAGCCGAAGCCTAAAGGATAATCATGTCAAGCACCTTCTCCAACCTAAAGTTTGAGCTGATCGGCAACGGTGAGCAGTCAGGCACTTGGGGCACCACGACCAACTCCAATATTGGCACCGCCATCGAGCAGGCCATGGTGGGCATGGCCACTCTGGACTCCGGCGACTTCACAGCCAACGTCTGCACGCTGACGCTCTCCAACACCACGGCGGCGCAGGATGCCCGGGCACTGTGCTTGAATATCGCCTCCGGCGCGGTGTCTGCTGCGGGCACCATCAACGTCCCGGCCATCGAGAAGCCATACCTGATCATCAACGGCTCCAGCTACGCTGTGACGGTCAAGGTCTCTGGCCAGACTGGCGTGGCAGTCCCTGCAGGCACACGCACGGTGGTGTACAACAACGGCACGGATGTCGGGGCGCAGGTCAATTGGCTTGGCTCTCTGACTTTGGGCGCAGCGTTGCCGATTGCTTCGGGCGGTACAGGCTCCACGTCCACCACCTTTGTGAACTTGGCCACCAACGTCACCGGCACACTTCCTGTGGCCAACGGCGGGTCGGGCGCAACAACTGCGGCAACGGCCCGGACCAACTTCGGTGCAACCACGCTGGGGGGCAACCTCTTCACGATCAGCAACCCGAGCGCAGTGACATTCCCACGCTTCAATGCGGACAACACCGTCTCTTCCCTGAACGCTGCGGACTTCCGCACGGCCATCGGCGCAGGCACTGGCGGCGGCTCGGTTTCTTCTGTTGCGGGTACGGGATCGGCCAACGGCCTGACCCTTTCTGGCACCGTGACATCGACGGGTAACATCACGCTTGGCGGCGCAGTGTCCAGCGTCACCACAGCCAACTTCACAATCATGGAAGAAAGCGGTAAGCTCGTGATCAAGTACGGCGGAACCGTGGTTGCCTCGTTCAGCAGCGCAGGTGCTCTTATCTCCGCAGACAACATCACCGCCTACGGCACCCCATAAGGAGCAAGCATGGTAATGCCAGCAAGCGGCCCCCTGAATATGGGGGGCACATCAAGCCCGGTCAGTGTTGCGCAAGAACTTGGCCTGAGCCTGACCGCGACCATATCGATGAACCAAGCCAACGTCCGCACTTTGGCGGGTGTTGGCGGTAGCGGTACGACATGGAGCATGAGTTCGCTGTACGGAAAGTCAAACACCTACGCCATTGAGTATCTGGTTGTTGCTGGCGGAGGCGGTGGGGCCGGGGCTTTTAACGACAGCAGCCGTAGCGGCGGAGGGGGTGGTGCTGGTGGGTATATATCAACTTCAGCAAACGTAAGTCCCGGCGCAAGTTACGTAACAACTGTTGGCTCCGGTGGCAGCGGTGGTCCCGGTGGTATTGGCGCTGCCGGATCAGTTGGTTCGGGGTCTTCATTTGGTGCCCTTACATCTTCCACTGGTGGCGGCGGGGGCGGAAACATATTTAACGCCTCGACAAGTGGGGGGTCGGGGGGTGG